AAAAGAAGGCAAAGAACCTGAGAATCATCTCCATGTCCTTTAACCGCTTCGCCTTTGTCCCAAAGAGCTCCCTCCACGCCTCATTGTCATTCAGCGCCCGGAGAACCCGAACGAATTCTCCGTGGTAGAGGGCAACACGAATCTCCTGCGGCTGAAGATTAACGCCGCCTGTGTTGAGGCGCTCGAAGATCACGTAAATGCTACTCTGGTCCTCTGTTGGTTCGTCTTGCCTTATTACTGTGGCGTGGATGATGCTGTCGTCGAGGCGACGTCGATCTTCCACATCGAGATCACGGTAACGCTGGCCAACGAATCGCTCTTGAACGTCAGCAAGTCGGTACTCAATCCCATTGATGACGCCTTGGTAGAAGGCGCGGAGCGTAAAGAGGCGCTGATGGCCATCCAGTACCAGAAAACGGCCGGACGCCTCTTTTACAAGAAAAATGCCTGGAACCGGCAGGCCAAGGAGAAGCGACTCAATAAATCTGTCGGCCTTTGGGCGTGGCCACACATATTCCCGCTGAAAGCCAACGATCTGAGAATTTTTATCTGGTTCCCAACTGAATGTAGGAACGATAATGTCCTCAGACTCCATCCGTTTTACGACAGAATCCACAGGATAATCCGCGCCATATGCCGTTATAGAGTATGTGAAGGGAATGACTTCTAGAGCCTCGTCTAGGTCATCCACCATTTCCTCGGGTTCTGTATCGGCGCGGGAAGTTGCAGCACTCAGCGCGGGTTTCTTCTTTGTTGTTGTCATGTCTGAACCCTCTAACCCTGGCATTGTTCAAAACGCGCAATTATACCTGACCGGAATCCCGTACGGTTGTCCTGTCAAGCGCGGTTTAGAAGTGACGGAAGCTCCTCCTGGGAGACGAAGGCACTACGCAAGAATCGAGGCGAGTGATTTTCTACTTTTCGGCTGGACTTCGGTCGGCCCAGGCCTGACCCAGACGCCCAACTTGGTTGGCACCGTACAGCGCGGCGAGTACCCAGGCCAGTTTCTCTGTGCGCTCGGGGATGCTGCGCGTGGAGATCATGACGAAAACGAGCGCGGCCACAACAAGGGCACTGCCCACACGGGACCAGCTGCCTTGGCCGTCCTCGGATAAGGCTTCGCGCAGGAAACGCAAGAGGCTGAGGACGGCGTTGTTGAGGCGCGTCATATTGCGACCCTTTCTCGGAGCCAGCCGTAGACGAAGGACTCGTTTTGCGGGCGCACTTCCGCAAGCTCGATGTAGCGCGCGCCTTGCAAGCAGTTGAGCGCCTTGAGCAGGACTGTTTCACCCTCAACGCTGCGATGCGAAAGGAACGTGCGCAGCGCCGCGAGCGATTTGTTGCCCAAATAGCCGTCGGCCTTCAGATCGGGGAACAGCCGTTCCTCCTGATTCAGCGCGTTGAGCGCCCGCTGGAGAAATCGCACGGCTACTTCCGGCCCCATGTTCACACCCGTGTCGGTGAGCTCCAGCGCGACGGCCGGTGAGATGGCGTGAATCTGGTCCAAGCCTGGACGCCGGTAGAACTGATCAAGATAGATGCGGCGGGCGAGATCCTCGGGCAGATCGCGCATGTCGCCGCGCCAGCCGTGCAGCCGAGCGACGGCTTCGGTGATGCCGTACTTGGTCGGTCCGCCCCGGTCGCTGGGGTGGTCAACGAAGCCGCCCTCGCGCCGGATGATCTCGTCAATGATCTGCTCGACGGTTCTCACTTGCCTGCCGCCCTCACTGCTGCCCACAGGCGCATGGCGTAGAGGAAAAGAATGTCGGCTACGATGAAACCGCCCAGCAGATACCAGCGGAACTGCTCCAGCTTGCTGATACGTTCCGAGTGATTGTTTGTGCGGCGCTCCAGAACCACCAATCGCCCTTCGTCGCCGGCGTCGCCCTCCGGGTTGCCGAACAGTCGCGTGTTGAGCGTGTCCATGCGGCGATTGAGCTTCTGCAGCTCGGCGAGAATCTGTTGGATTCCTTCGGCGCTCACCTGTTGAAGACTCCGCTGGGGTTCATTGCTCATGGGCGCTCACTTCATACCATGTGATCGAAAAATCTGTGCTGTCGTATTTGCGATGACAGGATAATCCTAGGTGTACCTTCTTCGAAGCAAGGCTGCAGGTCCTAGCAACTGCAGAGATCGTCACTCTAGGTGAGCCGAGGGCGTCTTCCTAGACCATTGTACACGGAAGCGCTAATCTACTCGTGTGCCCAATGGCTCCCATGATCTATTGTGACCACAACTTCCTCATTTCCCTCTTCGGTGAAACGGAAAGGTACAAAGAGGGACTGAGGGCGCTAGTCTCCGCTGGAACGATTAGATTAGTTTTCTCGAGCTGGCACTGGGTAGAGATGGCCAAGGACACGAATCACCACCGTGCCTTGGCCCTCGCTGACTTTGCCGATTCGCTCGACCCGCTTTGGCTTAGAGACCGTGTGTCCTTGCATCGTGAACACGTAATGGCGGCCTTTTGCCAATGGGCTGGAATTTCATATTGCCCGCATCCAGCGGTCGTCTCGCGCCGGGAGATGGTCGCCGATCTAAATAACCAGCCAGTTGATCGCGTGCCTAACCTGAGCTCCCGCCACTTTGTGGAAGGTTGGCGCGCAAAGCCAGGCTCGCTGCAACAAATCATTAGAGCCCACCAGAGCAACATGCAGTCGTTCGGCTGGTTACAGACTCATCTGGACCGGGTCAAAAAGGAAAAAGATCGGGCCCGCCGGGCAGCATTGCGTGCATTTCTTCCTGAAAGAACCCCGGCGGGCCTAGTAATTGATCCAGAAACGAAAACCAGGTTCCTGCGAGAGTGTGACTTCACGCGGTGCGGCACACTTGCAGTCGAGGTTGCCATCTCGGAGAGGGATTGGCATTTTCTGGGACATTTGCGCTGGCAGCATTTCATTGACCGCCAGCACCTTGTACCGGCTCTCCCTCATGTGGACTCGTTTGCAACAAATGACAAGCGGATAGTGCGCCTGGTGGAGTGCGTAAGGCCCGTTATGCCGTTCGGAATAGCTCAGCCGCTAGAAAAGAACGCGTTCGAAACAAGCTATCTCCAATCGCTCGGATAACTTATTTCCATGCGGGCACCCAAGCCGTGCTCCCATCGCCGGTCTTGACCTGAATCCAGGTGTACGGCGCAGTGGGCGTTACAGCCGGGCAGTTGGCACCCAGCGATGCGCTGCCCGCGCCGGTCGTGTTGGTGCCCGCGAACTGCGGAATACCCGCCAGCTTGAAGTCAAACGTCCAGGCCGTGCCGTTGTAAAGCATAAAGGCGTCGTCTTGCTCCACATAGGCCAGCCATCCCTCTTTCGGCGTGTAAAACTCCCAGGCGGGCACCTTCGTGTCCGTGTCGGTCGTGGCGATCTCCGTGGACCAGACGGCGATCTTCCCGGCCTGACCAGCCCATGCACCGGTAGGGGCCGAGCCGATGATGTAAGCATCTCCGTTCGCGGGGCTGCCAGGCGGCATGTTCACGCCCTGCTGTTTCACCGTGGCTTGCACCAGTTGGTCGAAGGCCCGCATGAAGGCGCGGAAGCTGTTGATATGGCCCGCGCCGATGTTGCCGTAGATCATCTTGCCCAGCTTCGGGCCGTTCGTGACGCTCGCGTGGTCAGGCATTCCTTCCCCCTAGTTCAAGCCCCAGGCACATGCCCATGCCGCCCATCGTGAAAGCGTCGGTGTCGCGGATGGTTCCGGTCAGGCTGCCGTTGATCGGCTTGATTCTGAATCGCACGGTCTTGCTGCCGTCCTTGTCGTCGGCGAACCGCTGCAAGGCCGTGTAAACCTGTGACGTGCCGGTGAGCGCGGCGTAGGTCTGCTTGAGCACGCCGCCCACATAGACTTCAACCGTGTAGTTGCCCTCGGGCGCAGCGGCCTGATTGCCGGCGTCCTGCTGGACGACGCTGGTCTGCGCCGTGCGAACCCGGTGCGCCCAGGTGAGCGTGGCGTCCTCTTTTGTCGCCACGGGCCAGAACAAGTTGTTCACTCTCACGTTGCCTGGTGGGTAGGGCTTCTGCGCACGGCTGGCCATAGCGCGGCTGACGGCGCTGACGCTGCCGATCGGCACTGTGTTGCGCGAGTTAAACGGCAGGCACTTCGCGCTGATAGTTTGGTCTGCCGGGTAGTCGTCTTCTCGCGTCAGGCCCGAGCCGTCGCTGACGAAGAACACACGCGCACCGACAAGGTGATCCGCCGGGATGGTGTCGAAGATTCCGCGGACGATGCCGCTGATTGTGTAGGTGCCGTCCCCGTTGTCCGTGACTGTCGTCCAACTCATCCACTCATCGTCAATCACTAGCAGGTTGTCCCCGCGTGCGCGGCCTCCGGCATCGGTGCTGACCAGGCGCTCCAGGTCCTTTCCGCCTTGAACGACGAAGCCGGTGTTGTCCAGCGCCGCCGTGTTGCGCAGATAGGCTGATTGCAGCACTCCGCTGGGGCAGAAGATCTCCACGGTGTTCGACTGATAGAAGCCCGCGCCTTCATCCGTCCAGACTTCGAAGCCTGTGCTGGTGCCGTCGCCGCGCACCGCCGCGACCGCAAGCCGCCGCTCGCCGGTGTCGGTCAGGTGATAGGGCACTTCCTGAAGGAACTGTGCCGTGGGTGCAACCGGGTCAGTCAGCGGGTCAGTCCATCCGCTGCCCGTGGGCGGCGTGTAGCCGGTGAAGGCCACGGCGAAAATGTCTTCCACGAAGTCAATCTGAATCTCTCCGGCTTCCAGTGCGCCGTAATTTATTGCCGTGATGCGCACGACCATCGCGCTGATACCCAGGGGAGCCCAACTGAACTTGAACACGCCGCCGATGCGAAGATTCCACGCCTTACGGTTCGCCTTCAGCCACCCGCGTGCCAGGGGGTAGCTGTGCGTCTTGAGCTCGCGCATCGCAACCTTCTGCGCGATGCTCGCGTTCGAGAAGCCCCGGAAGGGAATTGTGTCGCTCGATAGCTGGCCACGGATGGCAAAGTTGGCCGTCTCCTGAGCCTGGACGACGCGCTCCTTGAAGCTGGTGCGGTCAAGGTAGGTGACCTTTACCTCGTTGAGCGTTTCTTCCCAGGAGCCACGCGAGAACTCCGGGGCCTCAAGGATGTCGTTTTCGTTCAACTCCGGCAGTGAAGGGATGCTGTAGTCGGCGCGGGCCAGCGTGAGGTTCCACAGGCCCGTCGCAGGGTCGGTGTAAAGCACACCGTCAATATGACGCAGAATGTCGTCCACGACCTGGTCTGCGGCTGCCTCCGAATCCAGCTGAAGGCTCATGCCCATGCCTTCGCTGGCGAGCGTGTTGCCCGCTGCTTGAAAGCTAGTCAGATTGAAGCGTGCGCTAGGAATACCCAGGCCCCAAACGGGATTGGTCATCAGCTCGTAGACGATCTCAGCCGGGTTCGCATCTCCGCCGATGTCGTGATTATTCCCGGTGAGGCTAAGGTTGCGCGGAAGGCGCTTCACCACGAAGGCCAGTTTCTTCATGTACTGGCTTGTGCCGACGTAGAGCTGCTGGGCTACGGCATGACACATCCCGCGATACGCAGGAGCGAGAGAAAGGCCGAGCTTGCTCGCCAAGTAGGAGTTCCCTTGCTGGCTCTGCTGGCCGCGATAGAAGAAGATGGTGCCCCTCAGCCCGCCCTCTTTGTCATCGCCGCCGAACAGTTTGGGCTGGTCAATGGTGATCTTCAGATAGTCCTCACCGCCCGGCCCGTTGACGACGGTGGATGTGTAGGACACGTTCTTGTCCTCGCCCGCGATGATCTGAAGTAGGCTGTCAACGAGGCCGTGGCACAGCGCCATATGAAGGCCGACGAAATACCTGTAGCCGACTGTCACTTTCTTCGCGCCGATGCCCAGGAAGCCGCCTGCCTTCTTCTTGATGGGGTCAATCCGCAGATCGCCGAACCACACCACGTTTGGCGCGGCCAGCTTCACCGTGCCGAAGATCGCTGGGATAACACGTCCTTCTTCGGCGGTCGGGGCCTGGAAGTCGCCCAGGGAAGAAGGCTGCACGTCCTTCGGCTTCTTTTGCAGCAGGGCCGAAAGGACTGTAGTGCCCACAAAGAGAAAGAACGCGAACCAGAACCCCATACCTACTCCAGCCCGTTGAACGGGTTGCGCCCAGGGATGAACTCGAACCCGAAGAAATTGGGGGCGTTGTTGAACTTCGTGTTGCAATCGCTGAAGCTGCGGTTGCAGCCCGCGTAGGCCGTAATCACATCGCCCACAGCCAGCCCGGCCATCGCATTAAGCAGCGTCACCGTGTTGCCGACGTGATTGATGATCATGCGGCGCTCGGTGCCCTTCTCGATGTAGCCCGCGTTGAACCAGCCGTCCGGCTTCGTGGCGAAGGCCGCCGCCTGGATCGTTTCCCCTGTCACGTTGGTCAGCGTGGCAGTCACCTTGAACAGGTTCTTGTCCACCTGGCAGCCGGAGTCGTAGAGGATGTGATTGCAGGGCTTCTGATATTTCGGGCCGGGAACGCGCTTCTTCAGTACATCGCGCTCGGGCACCACGGTAAGCTCGCAGTCCTCGCCGAACGTGGCCATCGTCACCTTGCCAGTGAAGTGCGTCACGACCTCCGCATCCGGCTCGCCCTCATGACCACGCAAGATCACCAGGCTGAGCGGCGTGCCGGGGATATAGGAGACGAACAGCAGCGCGATGGCGTGCTCCTTCGGGAGCGTCACCTTGATCGAGCCGCTGGTGGTTTCCTGGCCCTGTCCCGTGGCTGTGCGGACGATGGCTTCGGGCTCATAAATCTGGCCGTTGTAGGTGATCTTCCTGTCCGCGCTGGTCAGCCGCCACGTTTGCGTCTCGGTCTGGAACAGGTAAAGCTCAAACGGCTGGCCGCTCGACTGGCTCGTCTCACGGGCTGCGTACGTCACGCGGGAACCTCCTTCGGCAACTCCACGAAGTCCAGCACGGCCTCGGCCAGATCGCGGTTGTGCCAGGTAAGCTCCGGCTCGTCCTTGGCCAGGCGGCACAGCGTCAGGAGGGAAACCATCGTGGCCTTTGGAATCAGCACGCCGATACTGCTATCCAGTGTCAGCACCTCGTTGCTGCCGCCCTCGCTGGCCCCGGTGATCCTGCGATAGTGCCTGGTGCCATCAGCCAGCAGGAAAGCGATGTGCCGCCGCGCGGCAGTCGGAAACATGAACTTGGTGTAGCCGATCTTGCTGATGCTGAGGTTCACGTTGCCCGCTGAGAGATCGGTGTCCATCTCCAGGTCGCGGTTCCACGTGGGCACCCACACTGGCACCAGCGCGCCCCTGCGAGCCGCGATGAAATCTCGATACGTCTGAATCTCTGTCCTCCCGTCCAGCAACCACACGAAGCCGCCCGGCCTGACCACTGCCACGCCGCTGCGATCTCGGGCCCTCAGTTTCCCTGTGCGGGAATCCAGCCGCGCCATGCTTCGCCGGTGCGTAAACTCCCTGTCGTTTACGTGGCTTGGCTCGACCTCGAACACATCAAAGCCCTGGTAAACGGTGGGCATCTAGATGACCTCACACTCAAACTCAGCATCGAGCTCGGCCACGGAGTTATTCATCCGGCTGACGCTGGCCTCATCGGGCAGGCGGCCAG